GTTCAGTACGACAGTTTAGAAGAAGCGTTGAATCACAAGAACACAATCGACAGTTTGATTAAAGAACTTGAAGTAAAAGAAAAGGAAGAAAATCCTTACTTCGAACAAATTGAAGAACTACGTAAAACTGCGGTACAAGAAATTAACTGGGACGCAGCTAACGAAGCGGCTCGTGTTAAAGAACACCAAGAGTTCCTGTATAAACTGTTGACTAACAAAGATAGTTTTGTACGCAAGCGAATCATTGATCAGAACTTGGCGTTCTTAAATCAACGCCTAACATACTATCTTGACAAGATTGGTTTGCCGCATATTGTTGAATTCCAAAACGATCTAAGTGTTATTATTACACAACTTGGACAAGATCTAGACTTTGACAACTTGTCCAGAGGTGAGCGCAACAGATTAATTCTAAGTATGTCATGGGCTTTCCGCGATGTATGGGAAAACTTGTATCACAGCATCAATTTATTGTTTATCGACGAACTTGTTGATAGCGGTATGGATGCTAGCGGAGTAGAAAGTTCTATAGGCGTACTTAAAAAGATGACTAGAGAACGTGATAAAAACGTATTTTTGATTAGCCACCGTGATGATTTGACCAGTCGAGTTAATCATGTGCTTAAAGTGGTGAAAGAGAACGGGTTTACTTCTTACTCTAATGATGTAGAGATAGTACAATAAATGAGTACAGACAGTCATGACCGTATGATTGCCGCTTTTCAGGAATACTTTAAGTGGCAAGATCGCTTTGAATACAAGGGCTCAGACGAAGCCGGTATCAAAGCACGGTATTGGCTAAGCGAAATACGCAATGAGGCAAGTTTAAGGCGCACAGAAATTCAGGCAAAAAGGCAAAATCGTAAAGAAACCAGAAAAGGCATGCTCGGGAGGCCACCTAAGATACATAAGTGATGGTATGGTTCTATGAAAATAACGTTGTTGAAACGCTCCCTGAAGAGTGTGTTGGCTTCGTCTATCTCATAACTAATACCGTCTCTGGACGCAAATATATAGGCAAAAAGCTCGCCAAGTTCTCAAAGACCACAACTAAAACAGTGACCTTAAAGAATGGCAACAAGAAGAAAAAGAAAATCAGAAGTAAAATTGACAGCGATTGGCGCGACTACTACGGTAGCAGCCCTAATCTACAAAAAGACATAGACACACTAGGCAAAGAAAACTTCAAACGTGAAATCCTATATTACTGCACATCAAAGGCGCAATGCTCTTACATCGAGGCCAGAGAACAATTCAACAACAAAGTACTAGAAAGCGACGATTGGTACAACGGACACATACAAGTTCGTGTACATGGCTCACATATTCTTAAAAAATAAGCACCGTTAGTATACCTTAGGCTCAACAAACTAGGCAATTTAATCGCCAAAAAAGCCCGCACAGGCGACTGAAACCGTGCCCGAAATCCGTTCTGATGTGTGACGGTAAGGAATCTCTACTTGGTGAAGAGGTTATATGATACTATCCTTAACAGGACGACGATCGGATACGCCTACGTACAACCGGTTTATTATATAATGAGATATATTTAAGGCTAAATGATGGGAGAGAGACCCACGATTACTGCATACGTTAGCGTGTGTGTAGTAATTCGCCGTTGTTATAAGACGGGATGAGTAGGTACCGGATAACCGCCTACGCTAAGTAGCAATACTTTGTAGTTCTAACGCTAGTGTGACATGTTCAACTCAGATAATGTTCAATTCTTAGCCCGCAAGGGCTAAGTGTGACTGAACAATCTAGATAATATTTAAAGTGCTTCGCACTAACATTATATCACTTAACACTGCTTAAGAAAGAAAGTTTCGTTGAGCGTTAGCGAAAACGAAAGTGAGCTTTAGCTCACTAACTATAATAAATAAACTATAGATCAAATACGATTTACTTTATGCCTAGGAATGACTTATGAGAATCAATGATATTTTAATCGAATCAGAACAGCAAGAACTTGAGGAAGGTCCTTTAGGGACTATCGGACGTGGAGTAGCAAAAGGCCTTGGTGGTATTGCTAAAGGTGCTGGTATGGTCGCAGGCATTGGTAAAGGCATGAGTAGTGCTTATCAAAAGGGTAAAGCAACTTCAGCTGCTCATATTGCAGGTGATGTTCCTGCTGCACCAGAAGATACCACAGTGTATGATAAAGAATATGCACGTTTGGCTCAAGAGCCAGCAGCAGCAAAGCCAGCAGGCGGTGGCTTTATGGGCGGATTAAAGAAAGCATTAGGTGGCGCACAAGGCGGAGCAACTCCAGCACAAGCAGCCGCTGCTGATCCAGAATCAATTAAACAACAAATTTCTCAAAAGCAGAAAGAAATCAAAGACTTACAATCTCAACTAGCTACTCCAGCAGCAAAGCCAGCTGCTGAACCAGCAGCACCAGCTGCTCAAGTTGAACCTACAATGGAACCAGAAGCTCCTGCGGCTGCTCCAGCTAAAGCAGCACCTAGCTTTAATAATCAAACAGCAGGTGGCAAGCAAACAATTAGTACTGGCGGCAAGTTTGATCCAGCTACAATGAAAAATACTTCAGGTGCTCCAGCTCCAACTGGTGGCGTGCCTAGCACTGCAAATCCAACTACTGGGTCAGCAGCTCCTGCACAAGCCGCAACTCCTGCGGCTACTAAGACAGCTCCAGCTCGTACAGGCGGTAAAGTTCCTGGACAAGTTAGCCAAACTCCTACAGCAGTTAAAAAGCGTGAAGCTCGCGCAGCAACTAAGGGTGCAGCAAAGCCAGCAGCCGCAAGCCAATCAGAGATTGATGCAGACCGCGAACGCATTATGGGCAAAGTAAGCGATAGCCGTATTAGAACAGGTAAGGTTGTTGCAGAAGGATACAGAAGTATTTTTAAAACAGTCTAATTAAAATTACTTTTAATACAAAAAGCCTGCGTATGCAGGCTTTTGTTTTTGTTGCTTAGAAGAAATTAAGACCGGTCTTTTTGGTTGTCTCTAAGTTTTCTTTAATAATCTCTCCGATTATCTCACGTTCTTCATAACCTAGATTCATGCCTTCGGCGTAGGAAAGACCTCTCATATACCAACACATTTTGAGAACATCTTTCTTTATAGCTCTCGCCTCATTGTCCATTCTCGCGGCAAGCTGTAAAATCTCCGGGTGAGAGAGTGTTAAGATTTTACTGCGAAAAAATTTGCTTGATCCATTGTCACTGGGAGGTCATACTCTTTGTGACAGTCTTGACATTGAACGTGTTGCGCCTTAAGTTCGATCTGTTCCTTAATGCCAACAATGTGTTTTGAAATTTGATCAAACACATCCTTGCTACAGTTATTGATAAACTCTTTGATTTGGTTAATATCCGAAGTAGGACCGTTAGGAGTTTCAATCTTGCTGATACATTCAGCAATGATATCCACTGTCATTTCGGTTAGCTTGACAAAGCTCTTGCCAAACGTTTCAATTTTTTGTTCGTCGCTTAATGAGTCGTCGTTAACAACACTAATAATACGCTGTTGCTCCATGGTCTTAATCGAAGTCTTTGTGATTTCTCTGTAGGAATACGGACGAACATGTACAACTAACGGATCAATCTCAATAACTTCTTTGTAGTCGAAGTGCGCGAATACTGCCATCCATGCATTTAGATCTAAATCATATGAGTTTTCAGCTTGGCAGTACGGACAGTTAGCACCAACTTCCATCTTCTCTCCGTAGGTTGCAATACGAATTGCAATTAACAAAAAGTCTAAGTCGATGCTGGGCATAGCCCATGGATCTAAAATCGCAGGCACGCAGCTTTTAATAACTTCAACAGTACTTTGCCCTGTTAGTAAAGCATCCGGGGTCTTGAACATTAGTTCGTCTTTGGCAGTCATAGCGTACACAGGGTACTCGTCGTTTGCGCTACGGTCTAAGGCATTCTGAGGATAAAACTTGCCCTTGCTAGGTAGTCTAACATAAATTTTTGGCTGTCGAAACCACGCAGAAAGAGGATTCTTTTTGCTATCTTGTGGCATGTTTGGTTGTAAGCTCATTTTATCTCCAATAAATACAATTAGTGAAAAGTATTTATATACGCATTTAACCTGGATAAAATAAGTAATGGCTACACCTGTGATGATTGATATTCCTGGAGTTGGCAACGTAGAGGCCAAGAATGCCGCGTCTGAAAAAACTCTACAAGACATTTTAAAGATACTTGACGAAGCTAAGAAAAGCGGACTTACTAAGCCCGATAAAGATGGTGGCAGTAGCGGCGGCGGTAAAGAAAGTAAAGCCAAAAAAGAAGAAGAAAAACAATCAACTTCTCTAGCTAGTTCAGCAGGGTATGCGTCTGGAAAAATTTTAAACTTGGCTAAAAGCGCCACGATGCTTATTCAAGACTTTGCAAACGTAGGCGACAGCGTGACTGCGGCTGCAGGTATCTTCGCAGGTATTCCAGTAATTGGACCAATATTTGGTGCAGTGGCACAGGCAGCAGAACAAACTACAGGTGCGTTTCAGAAAGCAACAGCGTCTGGTGCAAACTTTGGCGGCAGCATAACAGAATTTTCTAGAACTGCTAGCAACGCAGGTATGACCATGGCAGAGTTTGCAGGCGTAGTTGCCAACAACGGCGAAGCTATGATGTTGTTAGGCGGCACAACTGCTGATGGTGCAAAACGATTTGGCGACCTTGGCAAAGAAATGAAAAATAGTCAGATAGGGCAACAGCTCTATGGACTAGGTATGACCACTGCTGAAGTTAACGGTGGCATGGCATCTTATATTAAGATGATGGGGAATAACGGAGCACTACAAGGCAAGAGCACAAAAGAAATTGCGGCCGGTGCAGGCGCATACCTAAAAGAACTAGACGGCCTTGCTAAGATTACTGGACAGACTAGAGAAGAAAAAATGAAGGAACAGGAGGCAATGCAGAAAGATGCCCAGTTCCGAGCTGCAACTGCTAGCATGGATGCTGAATCGAAAGCAAACATGATGAACTTTATTACTAGCTTTCCAAAAGAACAACAGGCTGCGGTTAAAGACATGATTGCAACCGGCAACATAACCAGTGATGCCGCAGTTAAATTTAATGCCCAGATGGGAGGAACTGCCCAAGAAGTTATGAAGATGGGACAGATTATTAACTCTGGCGGTAAGGTTAGTAAAGCTCAATACGACAGCGCCTACAAAGATGCAGTCGGTGAAGCGAAACAACGTGCAAAGTCTCAAGAATTAAAGACTATGGGCCAATATGCCTATAATGAATTTGGGGAATCAGTTATCGGGGTTGCTGAATTAGCAGCTAGAGATATCGATGGCAAGCAGAAAGCTATGACTGCCCAAGAGAAAGCAGCAGCTAGTCAAGCAGCCGCAATGGAAAAGAATAAGCAGGACCTCGCAGCATTGAGCAATAGTTTTCAAATGGCGTTGGCTAACAGCGGCATCTTAACAGTTATGATGGGCGCATTTAAAATTGTTGCTGGGCTAGTCATGGACTATGTGGTACCTGCATTTAATATTATGTCGGGTATCATGACTGAGATAGGAACGGTTCTGTTAAACGTTGCCAAGCCTGCATTTGAAGCAGTTGGTACATTTATTAGAGATACACTGTATCCGGGATTCTTAGTATTGGCTGGAGTGTTAATTGCTGACGTATTGCCTATCATGCAAGAAATAGCTACAGCAATCGGCGAGTATGTAATTCCAGTGTTAACAAGCCTAGGTGCGCTGATCAACGAATATGTTATGCCTCCTTTGGAAATGATGGGGACATGGATTGCCGATAACCTAACTCCTATACTATTAGGTTTAGGAACTGTATTAGGTGCGTATGCAATCGCAGTAGGAATTAATACTGCACTAACGTGGGTAGCTAACGGTGGACTAACAGCAATGGCTGCTGGCCTAGTAGCGGTATTAGTGCCATTGCTTCCGTTCGCATTAGCAGTCGCTGGACTAGTCTATGTCTTTAAACAATTGTATGACGGCGGCTGGACTTTTAGTTCAGCGCTTGATAACATTGTTGACAATATGCTTAACTTATTGAACAAACTTACGTTTGGTGCAAAAGGTATTAGCGATGATGAGCTAAAGGCTAGACAAGAAAAACGAGATCTGGAACGAGAAAAAATTGCAGAAGAAAGATCGTCTGAAGAGAAGAAACAAAAACGTGCCGAAGCATCAGCAGCAGTTGATAAAAAAGTTCATCAGTTAAAATCTGGCAACGCTGATAAGCTAGAAGCAGCTAATAAGAAAGAAGAATCAGCAAAATCAAAAGAAGCAGAGTTGAATTATAACGACCCTGTTGCATTGTTGCAAGGTGCCGCTGCACAACAAAAAAGTGCGTTCATTAAAGATAAGCCAGCGGCAATTGCAGACGCTGAAGCTACAAAGAAGACTATTGAATCTAAAGCAGACGAGTCTAGTGCAGCCAAGGAAGCGGCTGCTAAAGAAGCTGCCGCTAAAGAAGCTGCAACCAAAAAAGAAGGATCAAGCGGTTCAGGATCCGACAAGCCAGCTCAGGAATCGCCCGCGACCCTGCTTGCAGACTTAAATAGTAAGATGGACCAATTAATCAAAATCAATAAAGATACTCATGGTGTTAGTGAAGAGCAGCTACGTGTACAGCGCAGCCTAAGCCAAGACCAATACGCTTAATTGATTTAAAACGGAAAAACTCATGTCTTGGAAAAAATATTTTACACCAGTTAACGTTGATAATCAATCTGGCACAGCCAGTCCTATCAGCGGTAGAGGTCGTCCTGGTCCAGCTCGCGCTAATTACTCAAGCTACTTGCCAGATGTCTACGCAGGTAGCCCAAACCGTGTTGAGCGTTATATGCAATACGACACGATGGATATGGACAGCGAAGTTAACGCTGCTCTTGATATCCTTGCAGAATTTTGCACACAGAAAGATAAAGAAAACGCTACACCGTTTAATACATTCTTCCGCGGCAAGCCAACTGCTACTGAAGTTAAGCTAGTCAAAGACAGCCTTCAGAAGTGGTGCAAAGAACAACAGTTTGAAACTCGTATTTTTAGAATCATTCGTAATGCATTTAAGTATGGCGATTGTTTCTTCTTGAGAGATCCCGAAACAAAGAAATGGTTATATGTTGACCCAGCAAAGGTCACTAAGATTATTGTAAACGAAAGCGAAGGTAAAGTTCCTGAGCAGTATGTTATCAAAGACATTAACTTTAATTTTAAAAATCTAGTAGCAGTCACTCCTCACGGTACTACAAACACTGCACCAAGCGGTGTAAGCAGTTATACTAGCGGCGGTAGTCAAGGCCGTGGCATGGTAGGTGATGTTTCAAGCCCACCGGGATCTAGATTTCATAACCAAACAAATGAGTTAACTGTAGATGCAACCAACATGGTGCATATCAGTTTAAGCGAAGGCCTTGATAACAACTATCCATTCGGCAACAGCTTGTTGGAAAGTGTATTCAAAGTTTACAAACAGAAAGAATTATTAGAAGATGCGATTATTATCTATCGTATTCAACGTGCGCCAGAGCGTAGAATTTTCTATGTTGACGTAGGAAACATGCCAGCACACATGGCTATGAGCTTTGTTGAACGTGTTAAAAACGAAATTCAACAAAGACGTATTCCTAGCTCAACAGGCGGCGGCGCAAACGTTATTGACGCTAGTTATAACCCACTAAGTGTAAACGAAGATTACTTCTTCCCACAAACAGCAGAAGGTCGCGGATCAAAAGTTGAAACGCTACCAGGTGGTACAAACCTAGGCGAGATTACAGACCTGCGTTATTTTACTAACAAGTTATTCCGTGCGTTAAGAATTCCTAGCTCATACTTGCCAACAGCGATCGACGAAAGTCCTAACACTGTAGCGGATGGTAAAGTTGGTACAGCTTACATTCAAGAGTTGCGCTTTAACGAATACTGCAAACGCCTACAAAGCAACATTGTTGAAACGTTCGATCTAGAATTTAAATTGTGGATGACTAGTCAAGGTATTAACATTGACAACAGTTTGTTTGAATTAAAGTTCAACAGTCCGCAAAACTTTGCAGCATATCGTCAAGCTGAACTTGATACTACTCGCGTTGGCATCTTTGCACAGCTACAAGAAATTCCACATTTGAGCAAGCGGTTCGCTATGAAGCGTTTCTTAGGTATGACTCAAGAAGAGATCACAGAAAACGAAATGATGTGGAAAGAAGAGAACGGTGCTGCATTGAAACCGAAGTCAGACGCTGCTACAGAAATGAGATCTGCGGGTATTACTCCGGGTGGAGTTGCAGCAGACTTAGAAGATCAATCAGCAGAAGCTCCGGAAGATATGGCAGCACAAGCAGAAGCTGGAGCAGTTCCGGCAGAAGCAGCGCCAGCAGCCCCGGCAGCATAATAACTAGCTCAGTATAAATACAAGTATGCTACTAAACGAATTCTTTCAATTTAATAATAACACTAACGACTTTGCTAACGATCGTAGATACGATAACAGCAGAGACAGTTCTGTTCTAGAGAAAGACGATACTCGCAAAATTCGTTTAACCTTGCGCCAGATCAATCAATTAAGAATGCAATCTGAAGCGCACGAAGCAGAGCATACTTCTGAGCTGGATTTTATACAACAAATGTATGCAACACCAGTTGAAGCAGAAGCAGCCGCAGCATAATCCCGCAGTAGTACTAGGTAATGGACGCAGCCGATTAGTGGTTGATCCTAAATCTCTGCAGGCGTTTGCAATAGTCTATGGGTGCAATGCCCAGTACAGAGAGTTCGAACCTGATCACTTAATTGCTGTAGACGTTAAGATGGTTAATGAAATCATTGCATCGGGTTATCATAAAACGCATCCTGTATGGACTAATCCTAACAAAGGCATTAGTAGTAAGAACAGTATTAATCTATTCAATCCACATAAAGGATGGAGTAGCGGACCTACAGCACTCTGGCATGCAGCCAGTCAAGGCCATAAAGAGATATATATTATGGGCTTCGATTATCAAGGTAATAACGGAAAGTTTAACAACGTATACGCTGATACCTTTAACTATAAGAAAAGCTCAGATGTTGCAACGTTCTTTGGCAATTGGTTAGCACAAACCGAAAGGGTAATCAAAGAGTTCAAGAACGTAAAGTTTTACAGAGTTATAGAACCAGGAAGTTTTATCCCCGAGCAATTAGGACCGACGGTTGCTAATTTGAAACACATAACTTATAAAGAGTTCTGTGAAAAATTTCCTGAAACTATATATTCCGATCAAACGATTCAAAAAACTACCATTTAACACCGGTTTGTAATCAAACCGTTAAATAGAATACAGCCTAACAATCTTGAAGGAGAACATAACATGGCAGACAAGAATTTACTAGCCCAGATGCTAGAAAACTTGGTCAACGAAGACCAAGCTAAAGCAGAAGAACTATTCCACGAGTACGTGGTAGCTAAATCTCGCGAAATTTACGAAGGTCTAATCGAATCTGAATTAGACGAAACAGCAGAAGAAGACGAAGAAGAAGTCGACGAAGCTGCTGAAGACGAAGAAGCTGAAGACGAAAAAATGGACGAGAACTTCGAAGACATCGCATACGAAGGCGACGACGAAGGTAATCCATTTGCCGGCGGCGACGAAGGCGGAGACGCGACTGACGACCTAGCAGGTGAGTTAGACGGCGAAGAAGGTGAAGAGGGTGAGCGTTCAGAAGAAGAATTGTTCATGGACTTAGATTCTATCGTTGACGAACTACAAGCTAAATTCGACGAATTAAAAGGCGAAGAAAGCGGCGAAGGCGAGTTTGATGGCGAAGAAGAAATGCCAGAAGAAGGTATGGAATTAGCAACAGTACGTGAGTATGTTGAGAAAGTTCCAGCAGGTCATGGCGCAGAAAAGAAAGGTTCAGCAGAACAAGCTGACGGCTCTGCAACTGGCTTGAAGTTCTCTAAGAACGACATGGGCGGTACAACAGCTAACATCCTAAGCGGACGTAATGGTGTACAAGCAGGTGAAGCTAACCAAGGTCAATTGAAAGGTTCTGCACTAAACAAGCAAAAGCCACAAGTTGACGACGCAGGTAATATTAATGTTCCAGGCGCTAAGAACGGTAATGCGTTCAACAAGAAAGAGCCTGGACACGGTGCTGAGAAAGCTGGTTCTAAAGAACAAGCTGACAAAGGTGCCCAAAGCCTTTTCCGTGGCCGTAGATAATAGGACGTGACGGTGAAAAAATTTACTCTAGCAGAACACTTGAGTTATGACCAGGCTAAGATTGTCTTGGAGAGTGAAGAAGACGGCAAGGGCGGGAAGTCCTTGCATCTAAACGGCATTTGCATTCAGGGTGATATCCGAAATGCGAACCAGCGTGTTTATTCTTCTCAAGAGATTGGCAGGGCTGTCAAAACGCTCAACGAACAGATCTCTGGTGGCTACTCTGTGCTAGGTGAAGTTGATCACCCGGCAGATTTAAAAATAAACCTAGACCGTGTATCCCACATGATTACGAAAATGTGGATGGACGGTCCTAACGGCTACGGAAAACTTAAAATCCTCCCTACCCCAATGGGTCAGTTAATTCAGACCATGT